AAAATATGAAATTTGTTGGATTAACGGACATGTGTCCACCCGCATACTTTTATTTAGTCATTTCCACCATGGCGATTACGATTATGTTTTTTCAAAATTACTATGTGTTTCAAAACAAATTCGGTAACCCGGACCATCAAATTTATTGTTTAGGGTCGTTTAATTGCAATGTACCAAGTGTGGCTGTTCTGTTTTTAATTAAGATTTTGTATGTGTTGTTCTGGACTTGGATACTGAATTTGATTTGTCGGGCAGGAGCTCCAGGTGTATCATGGTTTTTGGTTCTTTTACCTTTTATCCTTTTTTTCATCCTTCTTGGTACACTTTTTGTATATCATTAAAGAATATACAAAATTGATGCCATCTCTATCCATCAAGAATATCAAAAAAAAATCTCATACAAAAACCCAAAAAAAAACGATAAAATCATCTATACAACCGATACATGAAGGATGGAGAATCATTCATATTTCAGGAAATCCAAAAGAACGTGGATTTATGCACGGATTTTTGTTACACGATGAATTGTCCAAAATTCAGGACAAATTTCCATTCATAGTAAACAATGAATTGGAATTTTCTTACAAAAAATACATGTTGATTTGTAAGCGCAAAATAACTCCCATAGTAAAACATCGTTATTTGGAATTGTACCAAGAAATTGTAGGAATATCGGAAGGTGCGCGTCAAGCTGGAGTAGACATTCCGGTGGATACCATCATTGCATGGAATGCATTGTGTAGTATGTACGAATATTTGCACAATCATCCGTCCAAACGAACCAAGACCGGCAGATGTAGTGCATTTATTGCCACCGGAAAAGCCACACAAAATGGTGAAATTGTCATGGGACATACAACCCATACTGGTTTAGTTTCAGGATTGTTTTTTCATATTGTCATGTATGTGACTCCGGACAAGGGAATTCCGTTTTGTATGCAGACCGCAGCGGGGTGTGTAGCCAGTGGAACCGATTGGTTCATTACCAAGGCAGGAATCGTGGGATGCGAAACTACCATAAGTGATATTAATTACCAACCTGATTTTAATCACGGAAATTCTCCCTATTTTTGTCGTATTCGTAAAGCGATGCAGTATGGAAAAACGTTGGATGATTATGCTGATATAATGACGACCAACAATGCAGGTGATTATGCGAGTTCATGGTTGTTTGGTGACGTGAATAGTCAAGAAATCATGATATGTGAGCTAGGTAAAAAGGTTACCAATGTGCAACGTTCCAAAAATGCGATATATTATGGAATGAATAGTGCCATGTCGCCGGAATTGCGTGCCCAAGAAACAAATGACAGTGAATTTTTTGATCCACGAACTTCATCGGGAGCACGAAATCAACGATTTCAAGAATTGTTGTACAAGACTTATTATGGGAAATTAAACGTACAAAACGCACAATTGATACTATCGGATCACTACAATGTAATTACAGAAAAGAAACAACCGGGTGCAACAACGATTTGTGTACATACCTACGATGATGCATCTGACTATGCCTCCAATTACCCACATGGTTGTACGGATGGTAAAGTATTGGATGCAAAAATGGCAAAAAAAATGGAATTTTTGGGAATTTTTGGACCATGTTGTGGTAGAGGATTTGATGCATCCGATTTTTTAAAACATCATCCTATGTACACAAAATGGACACCATATTTAGAAGATTATCCAGTAAGAAAATGGACAAATTTAAACCTGGCCTTGTATAAATAAACTCTTATCTTGTGATGTCTCCTCCATATTGTGAGACGTCGTTGACTCTACTAAGATTGTAGGATGAATGATGGGTTTTGGTATGGAAGTGGAGGCATCAGATTCGTAAAAAATCGTGTTATGTTTCTCTTGTTTATGAGGGAAGATAGGAATATACGGAGGGGGAATTTTGCTACCTGACCAAATATTACTAATGGATGAGGATAACGGAATTAAATTGAGAGAATTTCCGGTTTCAATATCAGGTATAGAAGATGATGTAGGTTTGCTAGTTTTTTCGGAAACAAAAAGTAAATTATCAATGATTTCGTCTTTGATGTTTTCAGACATTTTGGAAGAATGTTTTTTTATATTTTTTATCATTAACCGTTTTATTTTATCCAGGGTGGATGGGTCCAATACTTCTTTAAAAACCATCAATGATTTAAATGTTTCCATCTGATTTTCCAAATTTACATGTTCAAAGTTTGATTTTTTCTTGAAAAAATCACTTACTAATACAATTTTAATACGGTCCATAATATCTTTACCACCGATAGAATCAACGTGTTCTAACAAACGACAGTATATTTTGATACGTTCATCCAATGACATGGATGTATTGTTAATTGAATTATGATTTGCCATAATTTGGGTGATTTTATCAATCAAATCAATGTCTATTTTATCCGAATTTTGTACGATTTTACAATAAATGTCAAATCGTTCTTCAGATTTGACAGAATCCATGTCTGAATATTTGTCCATATCCATATGTAATTGTTGATGTGTAATGGAAGAATCTGAATTTATGGTAGGTTCATTCAATGAATGAAACATTGAACTATCAAAATTATATTTTTTCTTTGGTTCGCGTGTTTCTATGGTAGAAGAACGATTGAAAAAATAAGGTAGAAAGTTTTCAATCCAAAAACTTGAACGCGAATTGTCTATATGTTTTGTAGCCATGTTTTTATAAATAGAATTTCTTGGTATTTTTTCTACATTATCTCCCATATTGATTGAATTGGATTTTTTTTTACGAGATGATGTGATAGAAGGTATATCACCATTATTTGAAATAGTGGAAGTGATTTTTTCAATCATAGATACATCTATAGGAGCCAACTGATCTTGAATTGCTTTATCTAAAATATTGGAATTTTCAATCATTTTGCAATACATGGCGAATTTTCCATCTAAATATTTTAATCCATCACCGTTTCTATGTTCGGGTTCTAATGACAATACTTTGTAGATATCAATTGCATTTAAATAAAAATCGCGACTATTCATCAATTCATTTTCCATCTTTTTTTGTACTTGTAAAAACAGTTCTATGGAACCGATTAATCCGGTAATTAAACTTAACATACAACAAAGAACCGAAATATAATTTTGGTCCAAATAAGGTTGTAATCCGATATTCAACACTGACGCAAACGCAGAAATAATAATGATTGGAATACGAAAATATTTCAAATGTGATTGTAAAACAAAGTACTGTTTTTTATGATAATCAGATAGAATTATGGAATTACAGCGTATATTTTCCAAAAGGTAATCTGCATCATCCGGCCATGTACTGTCTTTGTCTTTGTCCTTGTCTTTTTCATTATTAAAATATGGTTTTTGTGTTGAATTTAGTAATGGGTCATCAGGTACTTTTTCAGACCCTGATAATATATTTTTTTTCATAATATTTATAAATTATAGTTATATATTACAAAATTACAAAAAATCTCTTTTGTAAAAATTGATTTAATAAATATAAGAATATAATCATATAACAATATAACACACGATTATCATGTCTATTCAAGAACAATCAAATACTCCTATGGTGTTTGCATCACCAAGTTCTCTTCCAAAAGATGTCTCAACTACGTCCACATTGGGGTCTTCTGTTTCCAAAGAAAACACACCGATCATGACAAAAGTTCAAATACACAATACGATTGAAATGGATGGTATATTTCAATTTACATTATCAAATATACCGACTTGTGTGGCAAACGCACTACGGCGTACGATTATATCGGACATTCCGATTTGTGTTATCCGTTCAGAAAACGAAGAAGTAAACAAATGTACATTTGAAATCAATACATCACGACTTCATAATGAAATTTTAAAACAACGATTAAGTTGTATTCCAATTCATATAAAAGATTTAGAACTTTTAACGGATAAATATATTTTAGAAGTAGATGTACAAAATAATACGGATGAAATCATGTTTATAACTACCGAGAATTTTCGTATTAAAAATAAAGAAACTGGAAATTATACTACCAAGGAACAAACGCGTGAAATATTTCCAGAGGATCCTATCACACATCATTATATTGATTTATGTCGTTTACGACCAAAAATTAGTGATGCAATCCCTGGTGAGCATGTGAAATTTTCAGCGGAATTTTCTGTATCAAGCGCAAGTGTAAATAGTATGTTTAATGTAGTATCAAAATGTACATATCGTAACACTCTGGATCAATCTTTGGCTGATAAAGAATGGTCACAACGTGAAGCAAATTTGCACAATCTATATTCAACCATAACCAGTGAAGAAATTGCTTTTGAAAAACGTAATTTTGAACTATTGGATGCACAACGATATTTTGTGAAACATAGTTTTGATTATACGATACATAGTATTGGAATATATGACAATGTTGAAATCATTAAAAAGGCTTTGGTTATTTTACAAAACAAAATGGTTGATATGGTACAAGCCTTGATTACGAATGATATCCCTATGAACAAAAGTGCGACAACTATGGAAAATTGTTATGATATTGTATTGGAAAATGAAGATAGTACGCTCGGACGTATTTTAGAATATATATTGTACCAAAGATTTTATGAAAAAGAAAAAACCTTGAGTTTTTGTGGATTTAAAAAAATCCATCCTCATTTCTCTGAAAGTGTTTTACGTTTAGCATTCACAGAACCCGTAGAAAAAGACCAAATACGATATGTGTTAAAGGAAGCATGTTTGGAAGCAGAAAAAATTGTGAAACAAATGTATGGGTTGTTTTAATTATATATAATTATTATACACAAACAAATATGAATTCATTTTCACCTTTTTTTTCGTACATTATTGCATTTATCATTGTGAGTATAGTAATGTTTATACCAAGTGGAACGATGAGTTCAGTCAATAGTTCTTGGTACAAATGTATTCGTCCTACGATAACGCCCCCGAATTATGTATTCCCTGTTGTTTGGACACTATTATATATTTTAATTGCCATTGCATTGGCAAATACTCTCATGTTACCAAGTTCATCTAATAGACAGATTTTACTATTGTTGTTTGGATTCAACTTGATATGTAATATGTTATGGTCATTTGCTTATTTTGGAAACAAAGATGTATTATTAGCCTTTTTTATTTTATTAGCAATCATAATCACAACCGGATTTATCTTACAGTATACATTTTTATTATTACCTATCTGGGTAATGTGTATTTTAATACCATACCAGGTATGGATTTGTTTTGCGGGAATTCTTAATTTTTTATCCCTGTTTAAAACATGTAAAAAATAAAAATTGATTTAAAAAAACAGATATACAATTTATTTATATCTGTTTGGACATACCATGGAAAATATCAACAAATCTATTGAAACGTATATGATCCAATTTAAACATGATTTACAACAAAAAATCAATGTATTGGAATTAGTAACCAATCAATCTTCTGAGAATGAACGTACCAAAATACGTGAATTGATGGAATATATTTATGAATATCCCAAATTATCTTTTACAAAAAAAGATACGATTGTCAAAGATAATTTGTCCATGTCTTCACAACAAAATATGTTGTGTATAGCAAAACGATCAGACGGTATACAATGCACTCGTAAAAAAAAGAAGAATTGTGATTATTGCGGAACACATGCAAAATTAGAAAATACAAATTCAATAAAATCATTGGTTCCACAAATTAAAAAAATGGAAGTTTCTGCCGAAGAAATCAATGGAATTATTTATTATATTGACGCATATGATAATGTATATCATACTGAGGACATTTTAGAAGGAAAAGAAAATCCAAGAATTATTGCCAAAGCAATGAAAAACATGGACAATTCTTATTTAATTCCCGAATTAGATGCACCTATATGTCATCATACACAAACCAAAACGGAAGCAACGTCTGGAGTTTAGGTGTCATATGAATATGGTCAGAGGACTGAAGTCCTTCAACAACTAACTCAGAAGGTAGCTTCGCTACCGGAAGAGTTTGGATAACCACGCATATTCAGAAGGACGACTCTGCTGCTTCGCAATAGCGTGGAGTCCAGAGGAATATGAAGACATAATACCTAAATAAAAATCAAGGAATTGTATCATTCGTAGATATTTTACGTACAATACTTTCTTTGACAGTTATTTTGCGTTGTGCAAGTATGAATGTATTTAGCTCGTTTACTTTATTTGAATCACCTTGATAATAATTGGAAAGAATATTCAATAAATATGATTTGGTGATTGATTGTTTAATATTCTTTTTTTTATATAAAATTTTGCCGTCATTTATATCAAAACAATCAATCTGATGATTACGCATAATATTCATGAGTTTTGAAGTTATATTTTTTTTTTCCTGATTACGTGAACGAATTTCATGTTGTAACATACGAAGCTCGTTGTCATTTTTAACCCATTCTTTGATCACTTGTATAAGTTGTTCCTTGTTACATATTTCTATAGGTTCGCTATTTTCTAATTCTGTGCTATTTATGAGAGAATTTTCTATATTTGAATTTATTTGTTGGATATTTTTAGTTTCCTGATCTGATTTTTGTATAGGATTCATTTTCGGAGATTGAACTTGCATGTTGTTATTCATATTATAATTTTATATTTTTATCTTATAGAATTTGTATAAAATTAAATGAGACAAATGAATTTAACAATGAGTAGTGGTAGAAAAAATACCAATCCACCAATGATAACACCATCTACTGACTTTATGTTGCCGGTTGTTGCAGCATTACCTTTCGCTAAACGTAAATTTTCTTCAGGTACTCTGTCGTCTCAATCATTGAATTATAATTTATCGTCTACAAAAGTTTTGCCCATTTCTGCACCCATTTATTCCTATAGTAGAAATTTACGTCATGTAACACAATATTCGGAAGATACGAATCAACCTAAAATGTTATGGGGAAAACCAACGTGGTTTTTATTTCATATGATGGCAGAAAAAATAAAACCATCTTTTTTTTTACAAAATAGAATGGAAATTCTGCAATTGATCAATACAATTTGTATCAATTTGCCTTGTCCAACTTGTGCAGAACATGCCAAAATAAATTTACAAAAAAGTCAATTTTTTCAAATACAAACAATTGATGAATTAAAAAATATGTTGTTCCAATTTCATAATACGGTAAACGTAAACAAAGGCACTCGTGTGTTTTTATTTCATGAATTAACACAATATTCACAAGCAATTCCGGTGAATATTATTGAAAATTTTATTATAGAATTTAGTCGTAAAAGTAAAAGTATTCGCTTACTAGCGGATGATATGCACCGACAAAATATCGTACAACAATTAAAAGAATGGTTTCAAAAAAATATTAGTATATTTACCTAAGATTTAATTTTATGCTTTCACATTGGTAACAGTCGCTGAACCGCTTATATTGCGACAACGATATATCGTTTTAGAAGGTTTACTACATACATCAATATGTTTCAAACTAATATATTGTAATTGGTCATTCTTTGTCCAACGAATAACATATGTCCATATAACTCCCAAACTAACTCCCATGATCATTGCCAACATAACAAAAATAATTCGGTTACATGAATTATTTAATATCCAAATAATTTCAAATATCATCAACATAGGAAATAGCACAAATACTGGCCAATTCTGTTGCAATGATATCAATGCATTGTTATATGTTACTGGTGGTGCAATGAACGAGGTAAACAAATATCCAAATGTATATGCATATAACATGACACTCAGTGGAATTTTTGAAAATGGTTCTACAACTGCATTATTATCCATCGGTATTGATCCCAAATACATGGTATTACATTTGAAATTTTGTCCGACTTGAAAATCATCTCCCATTCCTACTGATAATAATTGTCCGATTACACTTGTAATCATCGTTGCCAAACTTAATCCTATTAAATAAACAAATCCTCTTGGATCTAAATTAAAAAAAGATTGTAACATAAAAAAACATATAATCACAATTGGTGCTAAACGAAATAACAAATATAGCACATTAAATATATTATATTGGTTGTTCATTCTCTATTATATTACATTCATATAAAAAAATAAGATAAAAGAATTGTCATATAATATTGTATATAAAATGGGAATTCCTGCATATTTTTCATATATTATCAAATCACATGTTCATGTGTTGTTGAGTGCTAATACTATTCAACAACAATATGGTAATTTACAACATTTATATATGGATTGTAATTCGGTTGTTTATGATGTGTTTCATGAATGTTCAAAAACAAACACAAATCCGTCATTTGAAGAGATTGTTGATGGTGTTTTGCAAAATATTAAAGAAATCATACAATTGATTTCTCCTACTAAATCTGTATATATTGCGTTTGATGGCGTTGCACCTATGTCTAAAATGAAACAACAAAAAATGCGTAGATTACGCGCAGCTATGGAACAACAATCAAACGCGAATCTTATTCATCCAGATACTTCTATCAAATTCAAAACATTCATGATAACTCCTGGTACACGTTTTATGAAATATTTATCACAACGTATATTTGAAATTATTCCCCAAATTCATTCTCGCTACGCAGATGCAAAGCCACCTGCTGAGTTAGTTATTGAAGGACTTTGTCCATCTGACCAAATCACTCAGATAAAAGAAAACATTCAAATTGTCATTTCTACTTCGGATGAAGCAGGTGAAGGAGAGCATAAAATGATGCAATATATACGTGAACATCCACACTCACAAGATACGGCCGCCATATATGGTTTGGATTCCGACTTGATTATGTTGGCATTGTATCATCAAAGATGTTTCAGTAATTTATTTGTATTTCGTGAAGCACCCGAGTTTTTCAAAGCACGAATACCCATTCAATTTCAACATCCCAAAGAACCATATTTTATTGATATAGGAGCATTTACTCATTCTATTGACCAAGAAATTACACATCCTTCTAAAGAAATTTCAATCACGAGTAAATATACATCGTATGTGTTTTTATGTTTTCTATTAGGAAATGATTTTTTACCTCATTTTCCCGCATTAAATTTACGTACAAATGGAATTCAAATATTAATGAATATTTATCATAATTTACCAGTAAAATATACACAATTGATTGTATGGGATCATATAACATCCACTGGTAAAATACAATGGAATTCATTTTCCTATTTTTTACAACAACTCGCCAAAATAGAACATGAAATTTTATTGCAAGAATATGAAATTAGAAATAAACAACATAAACGATATTTTTCTGAAACTACTGCTGAAGAAAAAAATAATTCATTGCAAAATGTACCGATTCAATTGCGAGGTGAAGAATCATATATATCACCCAGTGAGGTCGGATGGCAAACTCGTTATTATAAAACATTGTTTGGATGGAAAAAACCTCTTCGTGAGGACATAGACCGCGTTTGTTATAATTATTTACAAGGAATTGAATGGGTTTTTTTATATTATATGTCTGGATGTCCAGATTGGAAATGGAAATATGAATATGATTATCCTCCTTTGTTTGTAGATTTATATGCATATTTACATTCTAATTTTGATTCTAATCTAAGTATAGGATTACCCTGTACAGTGGATGAACAAATGAATTATGTTTTACCTTTGTCATCAAAATTAGAAGAAGGATGTATTTCTTTGGAAAAATACAATGAAGAATTGCACAAACAGAATCAGCAACCCATTTTATACCAATGGGCTTTTTGCAAATATCTTTGGGAAGCACATATCTGAATATGGATGAGGCATTTCCACGCATATTCTGAAGGACGACATAGGAGTCCATCGGAATATGAAAAATTGAATCAAACATATACTTGATGTTATTGTCTCATACATAATGAATACTTATCATTTACGTTCTCGTACGATTCCTCCAACTACCCCACCCCCATTATCATCACCTACACCTACCCCACCTCCATCATATGTATTAATATTTGATACAGAAACAACTGGACTACTTTCAAAAGAAGATATTAATACAAAAAAACTACACGAATATCCTCATATAATTCAATTGGCATATGAACTATATGATGAAGAAACTGAAACGGTAGTTGAATCTTATAACAATTATATTCAAATTCCACAAACTGTTGAAATAACTAGTTATATACAACAACTTACCGGAATCACACCCAATCTTCTATGTACGAATGGAATTCATATTTCAGATGCACTTGTATCCTTTTATCATGCATATTCCAAATCTAAACGCATAGTTGCTCATAATATTGCATTTGATATTAAAATGATTCAAATTGAAATCATGAGAAATTATTCTTCAATGAAAACCAAAGGTTGTATGTATCCTGAAAATATATTTAATCCTATTTATGAACTTTCACATAACAAAGAAATCTATTGTACTATGAAACATGGATTAAGAATATCAAATCTATGGCAACGTTCTTACAAATCATTAGATGTTCCCTTGTCTGAACATGAATATATTAAGGAAGTTACATTAGAAAATGGTCAAATGATTAAAACGCGGTTAGAAAAAAAATTCCCCAAATTGGAGAATTTATATATACAAATATACGGGGTATTACCTGAGAATTTACATAATGCAAAAGTAGATGTTGAAATATGTAGAAGGGTTTATGAATTTCTTATTTATGAATTTAAACATAATTTGTCAAAGGTTAAGTCGGTATCTTAAGTTGCATATTTCATATTACGAATATATGCAAATGTTTCCGGGTCATATAAGTCTTGATTACTATCAATCAAATACAAAACACCATCAATCGCAATCTCTTCTACAATTAATTCTACCTCTTCATATTCTTCCGTATCTGTTGCAATTTCATTTTGATCAGAGGGAGGAACGCCTTCAACAACTAACTCAGTAGGTGACTTTGCAACCGAATGAGTTTGTTCCTGAACATTATCAGGACTAGCTACAACTACTAAACAATCTTCTTTTTTTTCGTGAAAACTTGGGAAGATTGACATTGTTTTCCATGTTTTATCATCAATCGTATTCAACCACGTTTGAAATGAATCTTTCATTTCTTCAGGAAATGATGATGTATTGTGTACATTATTCATAAATGATTTTAAATAATGTATAGGATCGCGAAGAGTTTGAATTTTTTTTGTTGAAGAATTTTCAACAACTGGTTTATTTTCTACAATAGCCACAACTGATTCATCTTTTTCCAAATATACTGACTCAACCACTTCTGTAGTATCTTTCTTGGATTTCTTAGGAGCCGCCTTCTTCTTGGGAGCTTTGACTTCTACTTCATCCGTAGAAACCACTGGTTCACCGTCTTCTCCAACCACCACTTCTTCCACCTCTTTCTTAGATTTCTTAGGAGCCGCCTTCTTCTTGGGAGCTTTGACTTCTACTTCATCCGTAGAAACCACTGGTTCACCGTCTTCTCCAACCACCACTTCTTCCACCTCTTTCTTAGATTTCTTAGGAGCCGCCT